ATGGGCGTTCAAGATTTTAATAAAATTCCTTTAGAAGAAATTCCTGATGAATTAAAAAATTTAGACATTCTTGATGGGTCTCCACCTTGTTCAGTTTTTAGCATGTCTGGTAAGCGTGAAAAAAAATGGGGTAAAGAGAATTATTTCCGAGAAGGTCAAAAAAAGCAAAAGCTAGACGACCTTTTTGGTCATTTTATTGAAGTAGGAAAAAGACTTCAGCCCAAAATAATTGTGGCCGAAAATGTCAAAGGTTTAATTGCGGGCAATGCCAAAGGATATGTCAAAGAAATTTTTACGGCCTTTCGTGAAGCTGGATATTCAACTCAATTATTCCTTTTTAACTCAGCAAAAATGGGGGTTCCTCAAACAAGAGCAAGAACTTTTTTTCTTGCTCGACGGAATAATTTAAACCTAGCAAAAATTCACTTAAGCTTTGATGAGCAGATTGTAACGATTAAGCAAGCCTTACAGGGTACAAGTCCTAAAGGAGCGAAGCCATTAACTGGCAAGGCAGCAAGGTTATGGAAAGGGACTGTTCCAGGCAATAATTTTTCAAAAGCTGCAGGCGGCTCTTGGTTTACCTGGAATCGACTTTCTTGGAGAAGACCTTCTCCAACAGTTGTAAGCGGGTCGCCTCCGAGTCATCCTGATGAACAGCGTTTTCTTAGCCCTAGTGAGATTATTCGCATTCAAAGCTTCCCTGATGACTACAATTTCCTTAAATCTGATCCCTGTTATGTTATGGGGATGAGTGTCCCACCTTTTATGACTCAGCGAGTGGCTTTAGAAATTGCTGAGAAATGGCTTATTCCAGAGGCTTCAAATGGCGGCTAAAGGATCTAGTAAAGCTGAAACTTTAATCCGTGTTCAAAGGTTTTCACGGATTATTGCTAATGGTGGAAGAAGGTCAGATTGCGTTCGGTATGCTTCAGAAAACTGGGGGGTGTCAGAAAGAACTGCAGATAACTATTTAGAGGCAGCTAGGCAAGCTCTCAAAGCTGATTGGGATATTGAACGACCCCAAATGATTGCGGATCTTTTGAGCCAATGCAGCACCTTACAGATGGAAGCCAGAAGGGCTGGTCAATATCACATTGCGCTTGGTGCTATTAATACAGCAGCAAAATTAGCTGATCTTTGCTCTTGACTATTCTTCAAGAATTAACAACTGGGCACGTTTTACATCCTGAAGGGTTTAAACCTTATGTAATTTCTGTTGAAGAAAAAGAAGTAGAAACAAATTTAATCAAAGAACGTATTTTCAAAGGTTTATTAAATTATCAACAAAAAATCTGTGAGGACCATAATCATAGGATTGTTGGATTCTGTGCAGGATATGGAGCAGGAAAAACAAGAACCTTATGTGCATGGACTACCTTATGCGCTCTTGATAATCCCAATACGGTTGGCGCTGTATTCGCCCCTACTGGTGCTTTGGTTCGTGATGTTTTGCAGCGTTCCCTTGAGGATTTTTGGGAAACAAATGAAATCAATTATGAATACAGAGCTTCACCCTTACCAGAATACAAACTAAATCTTCCTACTGGTGAAGTGACAATTCTTTGCCGATCAATGGAATCTTGGCAGAGAATTATTGGTGTTAACCTTAGCTTTATTGGTTCAGATGAGTTAGACACAACTAAAAGTGATATTGCACAAAAAGCAATTGAAAAGTTTCTTGGAAGATTAAGATCAGGAAATAGAAGACAATTAGGTCTTTTTTCTACTCCCGAAGGTTTTGGAACCTTCTATAATTTATTTGTCCGAGAAGGTCACAAGGAAGATCGAGCACTCTACAAAGCTCGAACTGCTGATAATCCTTATCTTCCTGATGATTTTCTTCAAGCATTACTCGAAAACTATCCAGCTTCTTTAGTTCGCGCTTATACCGAAGGAGAATTTTGCAACCTTCAGACCGGGGCTGTCTATGACAGATTTGACCGAGCAAAGCATGTAACTAAAGATATGCCTGACCACTCTTCAGAAATTATTAGAGTTGGTTGTGACTTTAACGTTGGAAACTGCAATGCAGCTATCGGGGTAATTAGCAAAGGGCATTTATACATTTTTGACGAGATAGGTGGAGCCCATGACACAGATTCAATGGCCGATCAGATCAGAGCCAAGTTTCCGCATCAAACAATTTATGCTTACCCAGACGCTTCAGGAGGAAATAGATCAACAAACGCTGCGAAGACCGACATCGAGTTATTGCAGCAGAGAAGAATTACAAATTTATCGCCAGCAAGCAACCCTTATGTAAGAGATCGAGTTGCAGCAGTTCAAGCAATGTTGTGTAATGGAAAAGAAGAAATTCGACTACATATTCATCCTCGTTGTGAAAAAACAATTGAATCTTTAGAACTTCAAGCCTATGCAGAAGATGGTTCTCCAGATAAAACTCAAAATTTAGATCACATGGCCGACTCGCTTGGATACCTTATTTGGAGAGAGTTCAATCTATTACACATGAACTCTGGACGCTCTACAGGTATTAGGATCTACTAAAAGATGACTAAACTGTTCACATAGACCGAGGTTTTTATCGTGTATAGCGGATTCAACCATTACGACAGAGAAAAAACAGGTGATTCAGCCGAGATAAACGATCCTTGTTCGGCGTGGTACAACATGGAAGCTCATTGGGGTCTTATTGAAGATTTATTAAATGGAACCTATGAAATGCGCCGTCGTCATAGGAGATATCTACCTCAAGAACCTAGAGAATTAGACGAATCTTATGACAACAGATTAGCCCGTTCAGTTTGTCCTCCTTATTATCAAAGGCTTGAAAGAATGTTGGCAGGAATGCTAACTCGAAAACCTGTCAGATTAAATGACGTTAGTGACACGATCAGAGAAAATCTTTTTGATGTAGACCTTCAAGGAAATGATCTTAATGTCTGGACTTATGAGACTGCTCGCAAAATGATTCGCTACGGCCATGTTGGTGTGCTTGTTGATGCACCTGCTGAAGCCAACGGTCGTCCTTATTGGGTTTCATATACTCCTAGAGAAATTCTTGGATGGAGAAGTGAGTTAGTAGATGGTCAGCAGAAATTCACGCAGTTAAGACTGTTAGAAAAAGTTTTTGAACCTGATGGTCTCTATGGTGAAAAGCAGGTTGAGCAAGTTCGATTGTTAACACCAGGAGCTTTTGAAATTCACAGAAAAGATGATGATGGCAATTATTCAATACATGATGAAGGAACAACTTCTTTAAATGAAATCCCTTTTTCTGTTGCTTATGCCAACAGGATTAATTGGATGGAATCACGACCACCGATGGAAGACATTGCAGAATTAAACCTTAAGACTTATCAAATCCAATCAGACCTCGACAATCAATTACATTTGTCGGCTGTCCCGATGCTTGCCTTTTATGGGTTTCCACAATCTAGCGAGGAAGTATCTGCTGGCCCCGGCGAAGCAATTGCTTTCCCTGCTGAAGGTCGTGCTGAATATATAGAACCGAGTGGTCGTAGCTATGACGCACAATTTAAAAGACTTGAACAAGTTGCCTTACAGATTAATGAGCTTGGTTTGGCAGCAGTTCTAGGGCAAAAGCTATCCGCAGAAACAGCAGAAGCAAAAAGAATAGACCGCTCGCAAGGAGACTCAACAATGCAGGTGGTAGCACAACAAATGCAAGATATGATTGATAATTCCCTTTTGTATCATGCAAAATATCTAGGCACTAATGAATCTGGCAGTTGCTTTGTAAATCGTGACTTCTTGGCTTCTCGTCTTGATCCTCAAGAGATTGGAAGCTTGCTGCAACTTTATACTGCTGGCACTATCTCACAGGAGACAATGTTAAAACAGCTTGTCGAAGGTGAAGTCTTGGGAGATGACTTTGACGTTGAGGAAGAACTTGAATCAACTGAACAAGCTGGCTTAATAGATATGGAACAACCAGAGGAAGAAATAGAAGAAGATGATGATGATTTAGAGGATGAAGATGAATTAGAGGAAGAAAATGAGGATAATTAGCAATGGCTGCTGGTGATGTTCCAGAAAGCGTTTATAGAAACACGCTTGATCTAAATCGTTTCAGCACTGGAACGTCTAAGAAACTTGTCAAACAATATGACCGAATAATCAATGATGCCATTGACCAATTGGCAAGAATTGAAAGGATGCCAAGAGCAAAACAGCCAAAATATAAGGCTGATCGGTTGCGTTCTCTTCTAAAACAATTAGATGCAAGTCTGAAAGGTTGGTCAAATAAAAGTGCTGCTCAGATGGTTAAGGAACTTGATGGCATAACAAGATTGCAAAGTGAGTTTGCACAGATTCAACTAGAGAAAGCTCTTCCAAATGTCCCTGCTGTTAGCAATGCAGTTGTTAACCCTTTAAATGTCACAAAGGGATATGCAGAATCGGTTGTTAATAGTAATCCTATTGATATAAATGCTTCTTTATTGAGTGATGATCTACAGGCAAAAGTAAAAGGGATTCCACAAAAGTTTTCTTTAACTTCTAAGCAAGGATCTCTTGTTAATCTTCCTAATGGTCAAAATTTAAAACAGGCATTTAGAGGTTTAGCAGCAAAGCAAGGAGAATTGTTTGGTCGAACTGTCCGAGATGGAATGTTGACAGGGGAACCGACTCCACAATTAGCTCGAAGACTTAGAGATCAGTTGATTTTTGAAGACGGTAAACCTTTTAAACCGAATCAAGTAACCAACCTAGTCAGAACAAGTGTTCAGCAAGTTAGCAATGATGCAGCTCAAGCTGTATATGCAAATAATCAGGACATCACAAAAGAATATCGGTGGGTTGCAACTCTTGATTCTCGGACGGCTCCTGAATGTCAGATTTTAGATCAGCAGAAATTCAAATATGGACAAGGCCCACAACCTCCACAACATTTTGGATGTCGTTGCAGGACTGTTGCTGAATTGGATTACGAAGGTTTAGGAATTACACCACCTAAGACACCATTAGGAAAAAGAGCAGCAGAGGGTGGCTCTGTTCCTGCTGGTACTAGCTATGGAAAATGGCTAAAAGATCAATCGGCAAGTTATAAAGCGAAAAGCTTGGGTAAAAACAAAGTCAAATATTTTAATGCCTTGTCAAAAAAATATGGCCCTGATCAAGCCTTAAAAAAACTTGTTCGTGAGGATGGATCATCTAAGACTTTAAAGCAGTTACAAAAGACATACACAAAAACACCTTCCAAGAAACTGGCAGCAAAATCAAAACTTGTTGATTGGGATGCAGTCTCTAAATCTCCAAAGACAAAAGCTGCTTTGGAAGAATCCAAAAAACTTTCGGAAAAACTTTCTAAGGCAACTTCTGTTGCTTCTTTGTCAAAACAAATTGCTAAACAACAGCAAAAAGACTTGGCGAAGGTTGTTAAAGCTAAAAAAATTGTCCCTAAAGTTAAAGGTGCAGAGAAAGCAACTCTTCAAAAGTTGGATGCTTCTACAAAAAACAATTTAAAAAACTTTAAGGAGGCTGATTTATCAAAACCAAACCATCAAAAGTGGTTTACAAATCAAAAGGCTTTTAATAGCAATCTAATTCCAAAAGGTAAATACGATACGATCACACCAAAAGAACTTGGCAAGCTTGTAGAGAAAAAAGAAATTGCCAAGCTTCAACAGAAATACGATAAAGCCTTTAAAAAGTCATTACTTCCTGCCAAGCCTGTTAAACCTAGAGCGCCATTAAAGAAATGGGATGATCCATCCTTCATTCAGAAAAATATTGGAAGCACCGACACAAAGACACCACCACCACCTCGGAAAGCTCTGAGGAATGGAAAGAAAAAAACTGATGACCTCTACTGGAAATCTGATAATAAAAATGCTGTCAAAAACTATGACATGTCGGTGGCTCAACTAAAGGATGCAGAAGAGCAAATAAGTAATTGGACAGGAGATTATTTCTATGACATTCGAGCAGTTCAAATTAAACAGGCACAATCAGTAGGAAAACAATTAAACCCGAATGAACTTCGTCTTTTAAATGAGAGGATACGGGATAACAAGTTTATGACTAACGCCCAAGTTGGTTTAGTTGCTAGGAACGCTGACAAGATGGAGAGATATATAGCAAACTCACCCAAATGGAATGGGCCAACACGCTTTATAAACGAGACTGATAAATTACATAAAAATCCTTTTTACACAAAACAACCGAATGGAACAATTTATAGGGGCATGACTGTTCACAAGAAAAGTATTGTTGATGAAGTAGTTAATAATATGAAAAGAGGAGAAGCCGTTTCTACAATGGAAAGTTGGTCAACAAGTCCAAGAACTGCTTTAAAATTTGCAAAAGGAGAAATAGGAGATGGTAATCATGGAATTGTATTTAGGCATGTCAACAAATATGGAACACCAATCGAACATTTGAATGGAATGAATGAAAGTGAAATATTACAGCCAAGTGGGGTTAGGTACAAGGTTATTAGTAAGAAGACAAAAAACTGGAAAGAACCTCTTGAAGAAGGTGGGCCAAAAACAGTGGAGTACTCTATGACTGAAGTTGTCTTACAAGCTATTTAAGATAATCTGGTTTTTCTGAAAGGTTGATTGTTTCTGCTTCAATTCCTTCTGCTTTTAAAGCCTTGTCCAGATCTTTGTCTATTTGGTCGTCAGTTCTGTCGTCATTGGGGTCGATATTGTAACTAATCCCAATCGCAGTGAACGGACTCCTGTCAAGGTAAGGTTCTTTTTTAGCCATTGACTTTTTTCGGCTTGCCCTTATCTTAATAAGATTAGTGCTCTTTGTAAAGTCATGTCCTACAGTAAAAAGAAAAAAGGCAAGAAAGGGGGCAAAAAGAAGTAATCTTGATAAGATAAAGACTAATCATTGCTTTTCTTATGAGCAAGACTTTTCTCCAAAAACTTGCTGATGCAAAAAGCAAGCCTTCTAAAGTTGAGGTAAAAACCGAGACTGTTAAGAAGAAAACCACCAAAAAAATCAAGTAAACATTCACCCTGTGGGTTTTATGGCTGAAGAATCAAATGCTCCTGTGGAGCAAGATGTTTCTCCTGTGGAGAACAAAGCTCTTAAACAAGAACTGGAGTCAATGCGTAAAAAAAACGCTGAACTTTTAGACGAATATAAAAAAATCTCTCAACAAATAAAAAATGTCCCAGACAATGTAAACATACAAGAACTAATTGATTTCAAGCACAATGCGGAACAGGCTGAACTTGAATCAAAAGGGAAATACACAGAAGCAAGGACAAAACTTGAAGACCAATATCGAGAGAAATCATCTGAAGATAAGAAACGAATTGCTGACCTTGAATCAAAAGTCCGAGAGCTTGAACTTATCTCTCCAGCAGTCTCGGCCTTGGCGGAAGTGGTACATGACCCGAATTTAGTTCTTAATAATTACATTCCAAAAGATAAAATAGAAGTTGATAGTGGTGTCCCTGTTGTTGTTGATGGATATGAAAGAACTCCAATCGTTGAATGGACTAAAAAACAATTAAGCGAAAAAGCCAACTACTTATTAAAACAAACAGCACCACAAGGAGGGGGCGCACCTGCTGGCAGGACTAGCAATTCTGAAATTCCTGCTGGAACTAAAAACCCATTTGCACCTGATAATTACAACATTACAGAGCAGATGAGATTATATAGAACAGACAAAAATTTATATGAGAAGTTGCAATCGCAAGCGAAACGCTAATATACTTACAACGACGAAGCTGTGCTAAGTCTTACGGGTTTGTGACCCACATCGTAAAAATCTTTATTTAGGAAATTTTATGGCGACTTTAAGGTCGGACATAATCGTTCCAGAGGTTTTCACGCCTTACGTTATTGAGCAAACAACTCAGCGTGATGCATTTTTGCAGAGCGGTGTGGTTCAGCCTTTGGCAGAGCTTAATGCGACAGAAGGTGGAGACTTTGTGAACGTCCCTTACTGGAAAGCAAATCTTTCTGGTGATTTCGAAGTTCTTTCAGATAGTGCTTCTTTAACTCCCGGCAAAATCCAAGCAGATAAGCAGATCGGTGTGATTCTTCACAGAGGTCGTGCTTTTGAAGCCAGAGATTTAGCGGCTCTTGCTGCTGGTGCTGATCCAATGGCAGCTATTGGTAATAAGATCGCTGCTTATATTGCTAACCAACGTCAAAAAGACTTGATCTCTTGTCTTTCTGGTGTGTTTGGTTCTATCAATGCAAACGATAGTAACTCTGCGTTATTTGATCTTTGTATTGATTCAGAAAGTGGAGACTCACCAACAGCTTTAGCTCCTAAGCATGTTGCGAAAGCAAAAGCATTATTAGGAGATGCTGGTGACAAGTTAACTGCTATTGCTGTTCATTCAAAGGTCTACTACGACCTTGTTGAGCGTAAATTAGTTGATTACGTTGTTGCTGCTGACACCAACCAAACAGCGACCGCAACTGGTGGCTCTATTGCTGGTGCTTATAGTGGCAACGGTTCTGTTCCTACATACTGCGGCCTTCGTGTAATCGTTTCTGACGATGTAGCGACTACAGGTTCAGGTGCTTCAACAGAATATTCAACTTACTTCTTTACTCAAGGAGCAGTTGCCTCTGGCGAGCAAGCTGGAATGAATATGGAAACTGACAGAGACATCCTTGCTAAAAGTGATGCTATGGCTGTTGACCTTCATTACGCATATCACCCTGTTGGCACTAAATGGGCGGTGACACAAACGAATCCGACCAGAAGCCAGCTAGAAACCGTAGCCAATTGGTCGAAGGTCTACGAGACAAAGAATATTGGAATCGTGAGAGCGACCAATATTTCCAACATGGATTGAGGTATTTAACTAATGTCAATCTTTGAAACTTCGGCTGGTAAATTAATCGGCCCGACTACTGGAGGCACAGTTACTCAAGCAACTTCTAAAGCTACTGGGGTAACACTTAATAAGGCTTCTGGTCAAATCACCATGGATGATGCAGCCTTAGCGGCTGCGGCAGAAGTCTCTTTCACTGTTACTAATAGTGAAATAGCAGCAACCGATGTGGTGCTAGTCAATCACGGGAGTGCTGGAACTGCAGGTGCTTATTTAGTGCAGGCAAACACCATCGCTGCTGGCTCATTTGCAATCACAGTGGCTAACCTCTCCGCTGGTTCTTTGGGTGAGGCAATTGTTCTTAACTTTGTAGCTCTTAAGGGTTCATCTAGTTAATGGGTCTTGCTGCATTTAGGCGAGCAAGGGAAAGAGAGGCTGCTTTAATAGCGGCCTCTACTCCTATTGAGCAACCAAAGCCAAAAAGGAAACGTAAACCAAAAGCAAAAGCTTTAACAAATGGCAATCTCGATAGTTGCGACAGTCGGATCAGCATCAGCGAATAGTTACATTACTCTTTCTGATGCCAATGCAATCGTTGAAGGTTTGACACCTGATGACGATGTAAAAGCATGGGAAGCTGGCTCGACAAGTGATGACTATAGAAATCGTGCTTTATATACAGCTTGTCAAAGAATTGATCGTGAAAGATTTTTAGGTGCAAGGGCTGACGATACTCAAGCTCTTCAATGGCCTAGAGATGGAGTTAGAAAACCTGATACTTATATCAATACTTATGCAACTGGATTTCCTTTTCGCATTACAACTGACTATTACACAACGACAGAGATACCCGATCAAATTAAAAAAGCTCAAGTTGTTTTAGCTGTTTATTTGCAAAACAATCCAAGTGGTATTGGTTTAGGTGGTTTAGAAGATTTTAAAAATGTTCAGATTGGAAATTTGAATGTTACTCCTAATTTTTACGGGTCAGTTGGTGCAGATAGAATCCCCCCAATCGTTGAAAGATACTTCACTGGTCTTAGAATCAGTGGACCCGGAAACGTAGCCATCAAACGGAGCTAACCATGCCTTACGACTATCCAGCAGCATTAATCATCACTGACACAAGCGCACATACAGGGCGGTTTGGGAAAGTTCATGCTTTAGCAGATGCTTCTTGCACTTTTGTCTCTGAATCTTTGACCGAAAATGGTTCGTCAACTATTAACGGAATAACGATGAACGCAGGGACAGAAATAGAAGGAATTGTTATTACAAGTATTACTTTGGCAAGCGGTCAAGTAGTTGCTTATCGTTTGTAATGGGTCTTGCTTCTTCTTTAAAAAAAGCAGCATCTAAGAGTTTAAAAGCTCTTGGTGGTTCTGTAACGATTAGAAAAGTAACTGCCGGAACTTATAACACAACAACAGGAGCCATTAGCGAAAGCACAGCAGATACAGTTGTTAATGGTGCTTTGTCTGATGTTAGTAATTCTGAGGTTAATGATTTAATTCAAGCAAAGGATAAGGTTTGTATTATTTCAGCAGGTGATTTGGATTATGTACCAACACCTAAAGATCGTGTTGTAATCAGCTCAGTTGTTTATCAGATTGTGCAGGTCAACACTGAGGAACAAAATAATACCCCAATTGCTTTTACTTTGTTCTTGAGGTCGTAATGGTTAGACAAATAAGGCTTGATCAGATTGATGATGTAATGGCTGAGGCCGTTCAAAAATTAGTTAGAACAACGACTTTGGAATGGTCTGCAAGGGTGAAGAAAGCAACTCCAGTCGATACTGGACGCTTGAGAATGGCATGGCAAACAGATGTGTCAAAACCATATACAGGAACGATATTAAATAATGTTGAATATGCAGAACCAGTTATTTATGGTCAAAACTTGCCTCCTTCATGGGGCGGGCAGTACCGAACAAGACAAGCGACAGTAAAAGGTTATCCAGAAATTATTGGAAAAGAATTGGAAAACTGGGCTAGGGGAGAATATGAAAAAATCAAGAGGAGTATCTGATGGCAGCCGTTGACCTAAACACAATCAGATCAACTATTGAGGCACGATTAGCTACAGAACTTGCAAGTAGTCCTGTCATCCCTGTTGTATTCAATAATATGGCTTATGACTCAACAGGTGTTGAATCGTTTGTCCAGTGTCAGGTTAGTTTTGGTGCTAATGCTTATTTAAGTCAATCAACTGATTCTCATAACTCTGTTGTTGGTCTAATTCTTCTAAATACTTACACCCCAGAATCGACAGGGGCAGGAGCAAATTTAACCATTGCAAAAAGGATAAGAGATTTATACAACCGTCAAACAGTTTCCAGCGTAATTTTCGATGCACCTGTTGGGCCTGAAACATTAACGGGTGGGCCTGATGGTTTTTATCAAACACAGATTAGAATAACTTTTGAGATATTTGAAAATCTTTAATCATGGAATTTACGGAAGAAATGCTTGATGCTATTGAAGCTGTAAAGGGTCGTAGAGATCCAGCTTATTGGGATCCTCGTTGTAGGAGATACATGGAAAAAAACAAAACAGCCGTTAAAAATGTAAAAGATACTAAAAAAGGTTAATATAGCTGTAACAACTTTTTTTTATTCTCATGGCCGTTCTTAAAGGTGATGTTGGTAAAATCATGTTTGAAAATGCTGGCGGTACTGAGGCCGATATTGCAGCAACTAGATCATGGTCTTTATCCGTTACTAAAGATACTCACGAAACAACAAAACAAGGCGATACATCAAAGTCTTTTATTGGTGGTTTGATCTCTGGAGAGGGTTCAGTTGAACTTTTATATGACAATGCAGGCAACTCTGATTATCAGGCATTTATTGATGATGTCCTAGTAACAGGTGATGCAGGTGATGCATTGTTTGAGTTGTTCCCTGATTCGTCAGCGTCAGCAAAGAAGATCAGTTTTGCTGGCATTATCACAGGTGCAGAGTATGGAACCACTCTTGGAGAGACTCAAGTTGTTAATGTTTCGTTTATTACTAACGGTGCTATCACCTCTGCTATTTAATAGTATTAAATAAAGGATCCCTAATTTATGTCAGCTAAAAGAACAGTAAATCTAATCACTGAGGCTTTCAGTGATGAAATGTCTAGCCGTCGGAAATACGAGTTAAAGAATAGAAATGGTGAGACAATTGTTGATTTATATTTTCCTCCATTAACGAGGCACGATAGGCAACGGGCGCAATCTTCAGCAGGAACAGATGAAGCTTTAACGGTTTCAACTCAATTGCTGTGTCAGATGGCTGAGCTAGAAGATGGAACAAAAGCTTTTGCTAAGGCTGACGCTCCAAATTTACAGAGAGAATTACCTGAAAATGTATTGAATGAAATTGAGTTATTTTTGTTTGACGTTCAGATTGATTTAGATACAGCAAAAAAAAGTTAAAGGGGAATAATTGGCTTTACTTTGAATTTTTCCTAGCAACAGAATTAGGCCAAACGGTTAGTACTCTTAGGTCATCAATGACTGAGGAGGAGATTATTTATTTTGCTGCTTATTACGAGATAAAAGCGGAAGAAGAAAAAAGAGCAGCAGAACGAAGCAAAAGGAGAGTATAAGGTTAAACTATATGAAAAGGTTTGTGTAAGTAGTGGCTCAGTCAAATGTAAAACTTACGGTTGATGCAAGAGGGGCAATATCTGCTTTAAACAATACTTCTTTAGCTACAAATAAATTATCAGCAGCAGCGAAGGGAACAACAGCATCTTTAGCAGGGACATCAACAGCAGCAAAAGGATTGGGAGCTTCATTGGCGGCGACTATGGGGCCGATTATTGCTCTAGGTGCGGCTTTTTCAACTGTTAATAGTGCGTTGAGGATTTTTTCAGATAGAGAAAGGGATATAAGTATTCTTAGGCAGGGTTTAGAAAATCTAGGTAAAGGAACTGCTTCTTTAAATAAATTGCAAGAAGCAGCAGATAGATTAGGGAATGAGACTTTATTCAATCAGGATGAATTTACTAGAGGTTTTAATTTATTAACAAGTTTTAGAAATATAGGGGTTGATGCCTACGAGCGAGTAGCTCAAGCTGCTGCTGATGTTGCCCAAGTTAACCAAGTAGGTGTAAACACATCCTTTATGCAATTAGCAAAAGCATTGCAAGATCCAGAAAGGAATTTATCTGCGTTGAATCGTTCTGGTATTGCTTTTACTAAGACTCAAACTGAATTAATAAAGACGTTAATGAAGTCGAATCGAGTAGCAGAAGCTCATACTATGATCTTAGATATTGTTGATGAAAGTTATAACAAATTAGCTCAAGCGTCTGCAAAAGGTTTTGCTGGACAGGTTGATTCTTTAACTGAGGCTTGGAGTGATTTCGGAGAAACTTTAGGTAAAGCAGTTCTTCCTGTTTTGACTCCAGTTGTTCAAGGGATGACAGCTTTACTTAATTTCCTTAATTCGGCTGGAGGTAAAGCGACAGCGATTATTGTGGGCCTCACTTTAGCGGCTAAAGGCTTATCTGTTGTCTTGCCTCTTTTACACGCTAATTTTCTTGCAATAAAAGTCTCAGCACAAATTGCGACAGGTCAATTAGTTGCAACGCAAGCAACACTTGCTGCAACCTCTGCTGGATTTGCTACTGCTACTGCTGCTGCTAATGCTTTTAAACTTGCTTTGGCAAAAACAGGAATTGGATTAGTAGTTTTAGCTTTGGGATTTATGACGGCTGAAATTATTAAAGCTAGTGATGAACAAAAAAGATTTAATCAAATATTAGAGGAAGGTAGTGCCGCAACTGTAACTGAAGAAATAGAAAAAACGACAGCAGAGCTTGAGGCGTTAGAAACCAAGCTAAAAGAATTGCCTGAGGTAATGCCATTTAAGGAATTAAAAGTCGAAGCTTACAATCAACAAATAGAGGAAACTAAGAAAAAACTAGACGGCCTAAATGAAAGGCTTGTCATTGCTCAAGGTATAGAACTTTGGAAAGAATTTGATAAAACACAAACAGCAATCAAAGCTCAAAATATTGAACTAGAGAAAAGCATTGAAAGAGCCAATTTATTAACAGAAGAAGAACAAAAAGCTTTTGATCTTAAACAGCAAAGCGTTGAGTTGATAGAAAAATATGGAGAAAAGTTGGCTGCTCCATTAATTGAAATTTTAAAAGAAAATCAAGCGCATGAAGCAACTATCGAAGCAATCAAAAAGAAAGACGAAGCAGCAGAAAAATTAAAAGAGCAATATAAGGAAATTGGTGAAACAATTAAATCAGAAATTACTGATTCTTTAAAGTCGGCAATAAAAGGAAGTAAAACATTAGGAGAGGCTATGGGTAATGTCTTGAACAGTATTGCTGACAAGGCTTTGGAGGTTGCTTTGAATATGTCTTTATGGGGTTCAACAGGATCTGGCGGTATGCTAGGGGGTTTGTTTAGTGGAATCTTTGGGAAAGCAAATGGTGGTCCCGTCAGCAGAAAAACTCCTTACATGGTTGGAGAACGTGGCCCTGAAATCTTTGTACCTCATAGCAGTGGAAAAGTTATTCCAAATAACAAAATAGGAGGAGGTACAACTGTTAATGTTACTGTTAATGCTACGGAGTCAAACGTAAGTGCTAGTGGTGGAGAAGCAAAACAATTAGGATTAGCTATAGCTAGTGCTGTTCAACAACAGCTAGTCAAAGAACGTAGACCTGGAGGACTTTTAAGCGCATAAATTATGGCTAACTTTCCAACAACAGTAAATCCAACCTACGGAGCCTCAAAAAATAGTAATCCCCAAATAAGAGTTGCAGCTTTTGGTTCAGGGTATTCTCAAAGAAGTGTTTTTGGACTTAATCAAGACTTGAAAAACTGGAGCTTTACTTGGGAAAATATTACTGAGACAAATGCTGATGAAATAGAGACATTTCTTGAGGCAAGAGGAGGAGCAGAAAGTTTTAGTTATCAACCACAAGGAGAAGCGGCAGCTAAAAAGTATATATGTGTTAATTGGTCAAAAAGTATTCCATATCAAAATAGAGCAACAATTAACGCTACATTTCAACAGGTAGCGGAAGCATGACGGCTCCAACCTTAACAAGGGCATCTTCAACCCCTTTAAATACTGATATTAGTGTTTCAACTGAAACCAATATTGTTTTAGTTTTTGATCAAGCGGTTGATGTAGAAAGTGGAAACGTTGTTCTTTATAAAGATTCAGATGATTCTGTTGTTGAAACAATTGCAGTCACAAGTGGGCAAGTTACAGGAACAGGAACAACAACAATTACAATTAATCCTAGTGTTGTTTTAGAAGGAAATACAAAATATTATTTATTAATTGATGCAACTGCTTTTGATAATTCTGGCGGTGAATCTTATGCAGGTATTACAAACCCTTCAGAGTTCTTTTTTAGAACAAATGTTGTACCTAAAACAATACAAGAACAGATACAAAGCCTTGAGCCATCATCAGTTATAGAGCTATTTCAATTACATGTATATGTAGATGTTAACAATGCAGATGTAAGTACAATGGTTACTAATGGGGCCGTAGAGTTAGATTCTAATACCTCTGTTTTTTATTATTATGCAGGAACAAATGAACTTTATGCAGATATAAAATTTGGGACACATTCAGATGGTACAGAAATAACTTATCAAGCTATTCCTTGTGAAATAGATGGATTTAAGCGTACAACAACAGGAACATTACCAAGACCTACATTTACGATTGCTAACGCTAATAGTGCAATGTCTGCCTTGCTTCAAACATTAAATAGCAGAGGACAAAAAATTAATTTTTTAGGTGCAAAAGTTCAGCGTATTCGTACTTGTAAAAAGTTTTTAAACGCTTCTAATTTTACAGGTGGATCAAATGCAACGGCTGATCCTACTGCTATTTTTGAGGCTGATGATTCTTGGTACATTGACCGAATTGCTTCAGAAAATTTAAACGCTATTTCATTTGAACTTGCAACAAAATTAGACCTGACGAATGTACGTCTTCCTAAAAGGCAGATTATGGAATATTGTCCTTTTAAATACAGAGGCGAGGCGTGTGGTTATACAGGAACGAAATACTTTGATATTGACGACAATTCAGTAACAACTGAAGCAGAAGATGTTTGTGGTCATCGTCATGAAAGCTGTAAAAAAAGATTTGGAATGATAGATCAATATGGGCAAGTAGTTATTTTTGCAGGAAAACCATTACCATTTGGAGGTTTCCCAGGTGCAAGACTTCAGATGTAAGGCAAAGACGCACGCGCTGGAAGAGGCTCCTAAGGAGGCGTGTGGTGTCTTGGTTAATAACACATATTATCCTTGTCATAATATTGCAGATCAGTCTGATGAAATCTTTGTCTTAGATCCAAGAGACTATATAAAAGCAAGAGCTAATGGAAAGATTCAAGCAATTATTCATTCACATCCAAAAGGAGGCAAGGCAAGTCCAGCAGATCAGACAGCTTGTTCACAATTCAAATTGCCTTGGCATATTTATTTGATTCCAGAAGATGAGTGGATAACTATTTTTCCTTCTTAGTATCCATTAATCCGTTTAACTCTTACTATAGAATCAGCACAAAGGTCGTTTTCTAGATATGCAACGGGTGTTACTCCTAGATGAATTAGGAGAAAAATTCGGTGCAGTGCATGAATACTACAATCTTCGCACGCCTGCTGATGCAATAAAGCTTTTATGTATTAATCACCCTGATTTTCAAAAAGAATTACTGGAATCAGGTGAAAGAGGTATTGGATATAGGGTTATTCAAGCAGGAACAGATTTTGGATTGGAAGACATGTTGCTGCCTTTTGGTAGTAATGATCTGATTATTGTGCCTGTAATTGGTGGTAGTAATTTCTGGAAAGTACTAACAGGAACAGTATTAGTTGGAGCAGCGTTTCTTACAGGTGGAGCAAGTTTAGCTTTTAATTCGTTGGCTTTAGCTAGTCCTACTGTCGTAGGTATTACAACAACAACGTTAGGAGCTATTGCTGTAAATACTGGTGTTGCTTTAGCTCTTGGCGGTGTTGCTGAAATGCTTTCACCTCAACCTGAAGGGCCATTAAATATAATAGGAAGTGCTTCTCAATCAGGTGACACAGGCCCAGGCTCTTCTATCAGAGGAATGGACGGTGCTCAATCCTATTCCTACCGTGGTCCTGTTAATACAGTTGGAGCTGGTGCAGTTATCCCTTTAGTTTTTGGTCAATGTATTGTTGGAAGTCATACAGTTACAGCTTCAGTTGAAGTAACAGATGAAAGTGATCCACTAAGCGAATGGATTGGCGCACCTGGCCCCTCCACAATGAGAGTTAATGGAGAAAAACCAAATTCAACATTTACACAAAGTGAACAAGCAAGTATTGGAATTAAACTAAAAACTTGGACCGAACAACTAATCCCTACTCAACAAACAACTGATCCTAACTATACAGATACTTCTTTTACCTATTTAAGATCACCAGGGCAAAATAGTGCTTCTGGTTCTGTTGGGATTCCTTTAAGTAAAACAAGCAGTGAATATAATAATGAAGGCTTGAAAAGCATCGCAACGATAAAAGGCGAGGGGCCGAGCGATGCAAGGTTTGATACGTCACGCTTTCAAATGGCTTTCTTATTAGATAATGGCTTACATGACAGAGCATCAGGAATTGGAACAGATACAACTTATATTGATGGTTTTATTACGTTTCAAATTATAATAAAACAGGGAAGTAATACTGTAGGAAATACACAATTCACAGTGCAAGGAATGCTTCTTGATACTCAAGAGTACAGATGGGCAACGGAGTTTAGTTTTGCTAAAATAGAATACAAAGATGACTATGTTGTTTATGCCAAATTGATTGATTTTAGTGGTGATCCAGCAGTGAATACATTAAGACTTGATTACATGGGTTACAACTTTTTAGGAGATTAATTAAAAACAAATGGTATTAAAATCTACTTCTATTGTTAGAGTTGTTGATGTCCTTTGTGAAGGACCAATACAAGAATTAGTTGGATGGAAAAAAGGTGTTTATTTAAATGAAACACCTGTCGAAGATTCAAGCAGTTCACCAGAAAATAGAAAATATAATTTTATAGAAACAATTGAAAAGCCAGGAGAAGATCCTAAAGAAGCTAATATTGATTTACATTTTAGAGAAGGAGGAAGAACACAAAAAGAAATTCAATTTCTTAATCAAAATGAGATAGATAGTCAAACAGTTGTATCTGTTAGTAAAGAAATCGGTGAAAATTATAGTGAAACAACAAATGAACAAAATGAGGTAATAGATAGAAATTATGGAGGTGGTCAAGTTATACAAGCATTAACAGATCAATACATCGACAATATAAAACTTACATTTACAATCCCATCTTTATTTTCTAGAGCAAAAGAAGGATTAGCAAAAGGTCAATTATTTAATGCAATTATTCGACTTTTTGTTTATACAAGAACATCAGGGCAAAGCTGGCGACAAGTTTGGTCTAAAGATATTGAAGGTATTTCTATTGGTGAGTATCAAATACAAACACCTTGGATTAACATTTCAAGTGATCAACCATATGAAGTAAAAGTAGAAAAAAAAGTTAATGGTGAAGATGATTTTGAAATTAAATATACAGACTTTACAGATGAATCATTACAGAAACAGCCTCTTGCAGTTGATCGTGGTAATAGGGTTTTTCTTACAAGTATTTCTGAAAAAATTTATAATCATATCAACTACAATCATACGGCTGTTGTTGGGATGGGTTTACCATCTCGGACGTTCCCTCAATTACCAAATAGAGCATATAAAATTAAAGGCTTACTTGTACCGACACCTCATAATGCAAATGTACGTGATGATGGCAGTTTAGAGTTTCCAGCAAATGCAAACTTTAATGGTCAATTAGTTGATAGATGGACAACATGCCCCGTTTGTATTTTCTATGCGCTTTGCACAAATAAGACATGGGGTGCAGGTGATTTTATTGCAGAAAGTTCTTTAAATTGGGTTGATCTATATCCTCTTTGTCAATATGCCAATGCGTTAGTAACAACTCCAGATGGAACCGAACCACGTTTTGCAGTTAATACAGTTATCGGTAGTCAAAACTCTGCACATAAGTTAATTCGTGATTTAGCCTCTATTTTTAGAGGGATGATTTTCTGGTCTTCTAATACAATTCAAGTCGCAGCAGACCATGGAAACTTAGATGGAACAGATGTTTCACCTGTTCATCTTTATAGTAATTCAAGTGTTATTGGTGGATTATTTAATTATGCTGGTTCTTCTTTAAAAACTCGTAGTACATCAGTCAAAGTTCAATATAATGATCCAGAAAATTTCTATAAACCTAATTTTGTTATTGTTGAAAATCAATCATTAATTGATAAATACGGTTATCAAAGAAAAGATATTACAGCGTTTGGATGTACATCGAAATGGGCTGCAAGACGATTAGGCCGATGGATGATGAAGGTAGAAGAATTAGATCAAGAAGTTGTTAGTTTTTCAGTTGGACTTGAAGGCGTTGCTGTTTTCCCTGGTCAAGTTTTTGAAATAGCAGATACATTAAGAGCAGGTAATAGATTATCAGGACGTATAGCAACAGGTGCAACAACTACTGCAATCACATTAGATGCTTCAGCAGTAGGAATGGAAGGTAATTATTTAACTTGTGTCTTGCCTGATGGAACTACTGAAAGTCAGGAAATTATTTCTGTTTCTGGCAATGTTGCAACAACAGCAGCTTTTAGCCAAGTACCTCAAGCTCAATCAGTTTGGTCTTTCAGTGTTAGTCTTGCCTTTGATACTCAGAAATTTAAATGTTTAGCAGTTGATGAGCAAGGTGATGGGACTTATACAATTACAGCTTCCCAATTTAATGATTCAATTTATGCGGCAGTTGATGATTTAACAAATGAGACAAGAATACAGGAAACACCAATTAGTTTTTTCAATAGTCGTCCAAGACCTCCTGAAAATTTAAGTTGGTCATTCTCTCAAGTAAGAATAAACAATAATACTGTTAATAGGATCACGTGGAGTTGGGATAGGGGAATAAGTGGGCCTTCAACAGTATTTATCGTGGCTGTTAGAGGTGGTTCTAACCCTAATGATTGGGTTTACACTGAAACAAATGCAAGCACCTTTGACATTGATAATTTACAACCAGGAACATCTTTAGGTTTTGCTGTTGCTTCAAAATGGAATTTAAATGATCGCACGTCTATATTTACAGGGCAATACATAACTATTCCATCTCCTACTGCAACAGGTGGAAGTAGTGAGGTCACTGTTGAAGTTCCACTGCCTCCTGATCCTACGCAAGTAAGTTTTCATCCAACATCTAACGATGAAGGAAACTTAGAATTTAAGGTTCCAACATCTTGGGGTGGAAATATTTCAGATTTAACAGTAATCATTCGACATTCTTCTAAAACTGATGGTACAGGAACATGGCAAGATTCAACTTTATTAAGAGAAGTCGAAGCTAATACAAACTTTGCTGTTTTGCCATTAATTAATGGAGAATATCTTGTTAAATTTAAGGATAAAAATGGTGGTAAAAGTGCAAATGCTGTTAGTGCAATTATTAACATTGCTGATGCAATTCCTAGATTAAGTCAATCAGTAAGAAGAGAAGATCAAGATAGTCCACCATTTCAAGGTCAAAGAAATAAGGTGTTCTATTCTGAGGAATATGACGCTTTAGTTTTAGATGGAACTGATCTTATTGATGATAGATCAGAAGACATGGATACATGGGGATCAATGGATTTCCTTGGAGAATTACAAACTAGCGGAACCTATTATTTCAATAATTATGTTGATTTAGGTGGAAAATTTAGTGTTATTTTTAAAAGGTTATTAACCACCAGAGGTCTATATCCTAATAATACAATTGATGATAAAGCTGCTTTTATAGATACATGGTCAGATTTTGATGGAGCATTAGCAGACGAAACAGATGCAGATATTTATTTTAGAATTAGTGATTTGGCTCCTACTGTTGGTGATTTTGATACAGAGGATGAGGATTATTTGCTATTAGAAGATGGTGACAAGTTAGAGCAAGAGTTAAATACAACTTTTAGCGAATGGATCAAGATGGAAACAGGAAGATATACAGGCCGAACTTTTCAATTTAAATGTGTTTTATCTTCTACAGATAAAGACCAAACTCCCATTATTGACGAGCTTGGCTATCAATTACTGTTTGACTCAAGAACAGAGAGCTTGACCTTAAGTTCAGGGGCAGCAGCTAAAGATGTCACTTATGCAAATGCTTTCTATGAAACTCCTAAATTAAGTATTACGGCAAGCAATATGGCAACAGGTGACTATTATACAATTACAAATGAGGCTCGAACTGGTTTTACTATTACATTCTATAATAGTAGTGGTGCTGCTCAGAATCGAGGTTTTAGCTACACCGCTGACGGTTATGGGGCCGAAGAGTCCTAACTTATTCCTCCAAACCCCTTGCTATCACTAGGTTATGTCGACTCACGATTATGTTATTGCAAACGCCTCTGGAAGTAGCGTAAGAAGCGATCTTAACAACGCATTAGCGGCAATTGTCTCAAATAATTCATCGTCTTCTGAGCCGAGTACAAAATACGCTTACATGCTCTGGGCCGATACTACAAACGGCATTTTAAAAATTAGGAATAGTGCTAATAATGCTTGGGTTGAGTTATTACAATTAGACGGAACTTTAACAATGGAGGACGGGGCAGAAGCCTTGCCGGGACTGGCATTTAGAGATGATTTAGATACGGGTCTATACTCTCCAAGTGCTAACGTAATAGCTATTTCAACGGGTGCCACTCAAAGGCTACAGCTATCTTCTGGAGGAACTGTTTTTAATGAAGGTGGTGCTGACGTTGATTTTAGAATTGAAGGTGATTCAGAGGCAAATTTATTTTATGTAGATGCTGGTAATGATCGAGTAGGTATTGGAAGCTCAACGCCTGCGCGTGTTTTTGATGCTACAGGTTCTAGCAATCTTGGTATTGCACTGGTTAAAAATACAGCCTCATCTATTTCTAATGCTGCTTATACCTTTATGGTTGATAGTTCCGCACATACGAGCAATATGAGTTTGGCTGGTGCAATGTCTGTCGATGTGAACGGTGGAAGAGCTTTTACAATTAATGGTTCTGGAGAAGTAGGGATAAACTGCTCAAACCCCCACGATTTCTATGCAGAGAAATTAGTTATTGAAGCAGGAGCAGAAGAGGGGATGACGATTAATAGAGGTGCAAATTCAGGTACTAATTATATAATGTTTGCGGAAGGAACTAGCGGAGAAGCAAGATATAGAGGTTGGGTTGGTTATACGCACAACTCAACAGCAGCGGATGGTGTTCTTACTCTGGCGGCAAATGGCTCAACAAGGGCGGTTCTCAAAGGTAACGGTGATCTAAGTATTAGTGACGGAAACCTAATAGTAGCAACAAACGGTCACGGTATTGACTTTAGTGCTTCTGAAGGCGGTACAGGAACAAGCAGTGAAGTATCACTTTTAGATGATTATGAGTCTGGTACATGGACACCTGGCTTAACCGTAGGCACTGCAACCCATTCTGGCAATAAATATATAAAAGTCGGTAAGGTCGTTCACTTTTGGGGAAGATTATGGTCCCCATCTGACGTTTCATCAAGTGCTGACTTTACTATTACGGGATTACCTTTTGCTGTAGCAATATCAACCGCCGCAGGTTCTGCTTTTGGTAAAGAAGTAAATCAGACAGGTGCTACAACTGTCTACGTCACTACTTCAGAACAGATACAAATGTATGGTCATAATTCTGGTAATGCTTGGACTAGAGTTATATATACCGACCTAGCAGCTGATTCTTCATGTGAGATTTATTATTGTGGAAGTTATTATACTAGTTAAGACTTAGACCGTTAGCACGTCTAAAAACTACGCCATAAACCTGTTTTAATCGGAGATTAATCCTAAATGGCATTAACTAAGACCCAAGAGAACGATAAAATAGAGGTCACTCAACGTTGGAATGTTGGTGTTCGATGTGCAACCGTTATAAAAGATGATGGGGTTGAAATCTCTCGTTCTTTTAATCGTAAGGTATTAAAACCTGGCACACTTGATGCAAGTGATAACCTAGTTGATACAGACCTTAGTGGAGAGGACGCAGATGTAAAAGCAATTGCGGAAGCTGCATGGACGACACAAGTTAAAGCAGACTTTAAAGCTTTTTTAATTGCTAACAAAGACACTACACCTTCATAAATATGACAACTCAAGAAAGCGAATTGCAAGCTGCAAAAACTAGACTTGATGCAAACTTAGCAAGTTTACAGAAAATACAAGATGATATTAAAAAACTACAGGAAGAAGGGCAGAAATTAACGCAACCACTTTTAGAAGACCAAGCAATCGTAAGAACATTAGAAAAAATAATTGCTGAATCTGAACCAAAAACAGATTAAACTAAAAGTAAAAAATGGCAGATCGCAAAGTTACGGCATTAACTGAACTAACGGCTCCCGTAGCTGATGATGTTCTGCCAATTATTGACACTAGCGAGTCATCAAACTCGGCTAAGAATAAAAAGATTCAATATACAACGCTATTAAGAAACCTACCGTCGGGAAGTAATACGACTCCTTCTTTAGGTTGGACGGCTGATAGTGGGGTGACAGGTTTATATAGATCTGCTGCAAATACTCTTTCTGTTTCTGTTAATCAAACATTAGTTGGATCATTTCAATCAAGTGGATTACAACTAGGAGCAGGAACACCGGCGGCGCAACTTCATTTATTTAGTTCAGATACAACCGATCAGATCATATTTGAAAATAGTGATGCAGGAACTGACACTGCTCCTGACCTTGTTCTATATCGTAATTCTGCTAGTCCTGCTAATTCTGATAGTTTAGGCAATCTTGTTTATAGAGGTGAGGATTCAGGTGGTAACGCTCACGATTATGCTTCAGTTGTTGCATCAATTGGAACAGTAACCAATGGATCAGAGGATGGCATTCTTGATTTAATGTCTTCAGCTAGTGGAACACTTGCTTCAAGAATACGCTTATCAAATTCAAAAGTTGGGATACATGAAACGGCTCCTGCTTATCCTTTGCATCTGACAACAACGGCTGCTGGTACTTCTTTTCAAATAGAAAACAGTGCCGATTCAGCAGCATCAACGGCTGATATTTGTTTATATTCCAGACGTGGAGCAAGTGGAGCTGGTCAAGATAATGACGTTTTATCTACGATATTTTGGCAAGGTAAAAACGATGCTGGAACACCTGAAACTGTTCTTTATTCGTCAATTGAAGCGAAAATAATTGATGCTTCTGATGGTACAGAAGATGGGCAGATTAATTTTAAGGTGATGGATGCGGGAGCATTAACAACACAATTTTCTATTGATGCAAATTTGTTAACTGTTGGTGATGCTGTTGATATTGCAACTAATACAAGCACAGGTACAAAGATAGGAACTGCAACAGGTCAAAAGATTGGGTTCTGGAATACAACACCAGTTGATCAACCTGCTGCTGTCGCTGATTTAGCACATAGTACAAGTAGCGGTACTCTTCCCACTCCTGATGGAACAGTGAATATAAGTAATGCTGCAAGTCCTACGAATGCAGAATTGTTGACCTATTGCGTTGAACTTGAAGCAAAGCTTGAAGCTGCTCTTGCTCGCCTACGGGAAACTGGTTTAATTGCATCTTAAGGATTAAGTGCAAAGGTAAAAGTGCAACTAATCCCATAAAAAGGATTAGAGTTGTATGAGTTACAGCTTTTAAAATAGCTTCTTGTATCATGCAAAAAATTCTGAACATTATCAGTGTAATCTCCTTTGTGCTTGTAGCAGCAATCACTGGTGGTGGAGTTTTTGGGTATCTCTGGATTACAAACGAAGACAACCAGAAAATGCTTCAAGATAAAATCACAGAGAAAGTAATGGGATCAATCAAGATGCCTAGCTTATCGGGTCCTGTTCTTCCTACTGCTAAGCCTAAAGCTGCTGGAAGTGCTGGCTTTTCCGTTCCGAAGTTCTAGTGGAAACCTGTTCCTGTCATCATTGTCAGGCAGTAACCCGACAGCAAATCAGTCACGGTAAATGGATAAGAAGCGATGACAGAGATTCCCAAAATAGGAGTCGATTCAGTCCAGCTCAGAAGAATGGGTATAAGAATTTATAAGATAAATGCTCCCGAAATAAATACACCGAATGTTCCAGTTCTTTTGCATGTTGGTTTTCCTGTTATTGATATTCCGGGGTGTGTAGAAAGTAGGAAAAGTTCAAAAGAAAACGACAATTTAGTAAGTAATGATCCAGATGGAAATGTTTTTATTTGTGACGCACAATATCCGTCTTATGACGCAATGAATTTTACACCTAATGAATTTAATTATATAGAAGCAGAACCAACTCAAAGATATTCAGAGCCAGAGATTCCAGCCAACGATCCACCTCCCCCGCCAAAAATAGAAGACTGTCCTCCTGTTGGGGCTGCAGAGATTGGAACTAAAATTGAGGATGGAAGAAAAGAAATAATTGCATATCAGTTGATCGGAAATAAATGTATTACGCAGTATAAAAAACTAACAATGACTCAAAGGATTGTTGATTCTGTACCCTCGCCTCCACAAGTTATCTCTACAACCTCGATTACATTAATAGCCACCAGTACCGCACTCGCAACGCCAATTCTTTTGAAGATTGTGAAGCCCTTGGTCAAGCAGATAGTTAATAAGGTGAAAAAGAAATTAACAGGTAAAACAGAACAATTATCACTAAGAGAGAGAAGATTAAAGCAAAGAGAAATAACTGCATCTATTCGAGAGTTGAAGAAGATGAAGAAGTAATTGGTGCGATGTCATGTCTGTGAGGAAGCACTTGTCCCATCTTCGGAAGGACACGGACATCTTCACATAACGAGTAGAAGAAGGAATCTTTTGCAAATTCAATTCCAGATTTCTTAAGCGCACCGCACTCTTTAAGACGAGCAACATGCCAAGATAATTGTTTGTCCATTAGATCTTGATCTTTTAATTCGAGCCATTTATCAGCCATCGCTTTACAACGTCTTTGTAATGAATTATCTAATGGAAGACTAAATGTAATTGAAAAGCCCCAATTTAAACTTGCAGAATCTTTCTGACCTGTACGAACATCTTGGTAATAAAGAATAGTTCCATCGTCATCATAGACAGGCGATTGATACCAATATTCATGGGGAAGTTGCTGCTGGAAGCTGTCGGTTAGGAATGGAGATGCCGTGAGCATTGGTCCCTGACATACAATCCCATTCCCATATTGATTCTGAATCATATTCCCTTGCAGACTTTGGATCGCCATATTTGTAACTGAACCACTTGAATTAGCAACTGGAGCGGCGGTCTGAGAAGTGTTTGCTAATACTTTTAGTGGATTTAAAGCAAGAATTATTGAGAGAATGTAGACGTAGTTTCTGTTACGCTTTCTACTTGAGTGGTTCGAGTTATATTTGTAACGTTCGCAAGTCCGGGTCCTTGATAACTGGTTTGCATTTGGAATGGGGCTCCTGCGTTTTGAATTGTGACGCTTGGAACTGTTGTTAAATCTGCTCCAGTCCATGTGTAAGTTGTTCCGTTGATTGTTTCATTTACAGAAGTAGGTTGAGGGATCATAGTGTCTCCTGAAATATTCAAATTAGTCCCCGAGATTGAATATTGATGTCCTGAATTGTAGTCAGTTGAAACTATAGTCTCAGTTATATTTTGAGTCGTTCTTGTTACTGCGGTCATACTTCCGCTGGAAAAATTTGGCACAACTGGTACTGCTATGACTGGTTTTTGCCACCCATTTAATAACAACAACACCAATAGATACCGCTTCATTTAGTCAACAACTGACTCAACTATTGTCTGAGCTGTGCAACTAGAACCTGCGCCCATTGTGCCTCCGCAAGTATGAACCCCAGAACTAAGAGAAGTAATTGTTCCACCTGAGACACCACCCGACCCTGTAACAGTTACACCAAGAGACGGCAAGCTTGGAACCACCCCTCCAGTAACAGTAGTTGCAGACTGAATTGCATCACCCACAACTAGACTTTCGGTCAAACTTACGGCTGAACCTGCTGTGGTTATTGTGAAATCTGTGTCCACAATTGCGGGGACTCCTGCTGTGACACTATCAGCCGTCAAACCTCCGATAGCTCCAGAAGTTGTAGTACCTCCAACCGTAGTGCTTGGGGTGATGTTGTTGCCTGTAACGCTGTAAGTTGTCCCGATTCTCGAAGCCGAAGAATAAGCAGCATCCAAGGTGACTTTTGCCGAAGTCGTTATGGAGTGCCTCATGTCAGCCTGCACTGGACTTGCTAGAAGCAACAGTATTAAAAACTTTTTCATGGTTTTAATCTTCCTGTAACTGGATCAATGTCTTTACCTGTAATGGGATCAGTCTTTACAACTTCAGCACCATTAATAGTTAAAGGAGTCTGTACTCTAATTATCTGTTCAGCTTGCTGTGTATTGTTTTTAGCAATCATTGCTTCCATATCTTCTTTACTTACACCGTTGCTTTTTCCTTTATCTTTAGTTGTAGCAAGGCCGAAGGTCGAAAGGGCTCCAGTAAACACCGACGCAATAAAAGTTGGATCGAAATTCTGTTTCTGAAATCCGGGCAGATCAACGTACGCCAAAGTCAAGATAAATCCGCTCCAGACAACAATTCCCAGACGAACAGCAACTCCGATGAGTGCAACCTGCTCTTCTTTATCTGGTGTTATTTCTTGAAGCTTTCCGAGAACTCCTTTTGCTGGATTTTTCTCTTTTTTAGCCTCTGAAGTTTGAGTCTCAGCCATAGAAATTTTGAAACAATAGTCTAAGATTACTCCTAAAAAGTAAAAAATGCCTCAAGAACTACTGGCAGCTCTAGTTGGAGCAATTATTTCAGCAATTCTGATGGTTGTTTCTAATCGTTCAAATACAAGACAAGGAGACATTCGTGAAATTTTCCATCGTTTAAATGCTATAGAAAAGGACATTGCTACACTGGCAGCAAAGAAAAATCCTAACGGGTGGAGAAACAGATGAAAATGGGAAAAGAGTGGACTGAAGAACAAAACAAGCGAATGTTGAGAATGGAGCGTTTATATGTGCTAGACGGTAGACATAGACCTGATCACCCTAAGCATGGTTTTTATACAGGATTGTCGGCTAAGGCTGAAGAGCTTGAGCAACTTGATCCAGCCTGTGACGTCTGTTGATTGTAACTGCCCCCATTGTTTAGAAAAAAAAGCACAAATCAAAAGAGCTAATATTTGGCAATTTTTTAAGTCAGAGCTATTAATTAGTAAGAAGCTAGAATTTAAACGATGGAAGATTTATTCCTTTCGTTAATTATGGGACCTATTGATTGGCTTTTAGTTGAACCAACATTAGAAGAAGAATTAAGTCTAGAAAAAGAATCAAGAAGAATTTTAAATGAAACAGACCACAAGGCTGTAGCTGAGATTTGTGCAGCTTTAGTGAGGCAGAATTGGTATCAGACTCAAGTCATTAAAAAATCAATCGGACGGGTAGGCGAATTGGAAGGAAAGTTACTAGCGATAGCAGATGAGCAAAAAAAAACTAGATCCGTTTGGGATCTAGTCTTTCGTTCTTAATTTAGAGAGGCTGTTAACTTTTTACCAGTCAACTTCAGGGGAGCCTTGCCACCTAGAGCAAGGGACAGCCTTGGCCTCAAATTGATTTTAACTTAAGATAGTTCTTTTTTAAACTCCTCGTAATCATCAACCATTTTCATGTTGTGGGTGCTTTGACATCCATCACATTCAGGTCGGCAAGGATTTCTAGAAACAATTGAAGAGAAAATCATCATGGCTAAATTTTCAGGAGTTTGATCTCTGAAAACATAACCTTTAGGAGCGTTCATTGGAGCATCACCAAAAGGCAAGATTGCTCCAGATGAAAAGAAAAGTCCTCTTTCAAAACAAACAACTCTAGTTTCTTCGCAGACCTGAACTGAATGAACTTTCAAACTTAATTGAGTTAATCCGAATCCGATCTCTCCATCCTCAGCAGGTCCCATAAATTTGGCACCACCATAATCTTCCAAACTCATAGGAAGTTCGTAAGCCATAGTTTCAAAACCAATCTCTAGAAGATCTTTGAACTTCTGAGCATTTGAACCGTAAGGAAGTTTTGCAGGATGAATCCTTTTTCTTTTTTTAGTTGTCATTATTCAACGGTGTAATCAACTGTTTTAAATGTACTTTGAACTCCTTCTAAGGGATGAGGCTCGTTTGAGACATGAACCTTAAGATGCTCATTTGTATAGACATCTGAGATTCTTTCGAGAGATTCGGCAGCAGTTGTTTCTTCTAGGAAGTTTGCAATTCTATTAAGAGAATCAGAGATCTCCTGAAGAATTACTCTTTGCTTTCTTGCATCTACTCCGTTCATTAAAAAGCATCCGTTTGAGGTTTTGGCTGATAGTCACTAATAACCATCTTCATGTATCTGTTGCCAGATTTTGATTCAGCAGGCATCATCTTTGCTCTAATTTTGACACTGGGTTCACCTTTATATCCGTCAACATGATTAGCTTCATCTAAAGCAAAATCATAAAGTTTTGAAATCTGTTCAATAGAAATCTCAGAGACAGCCCAGTATTTGTCTTCTCCGTCTTCTCGTTGACAGTTGAACCAGAGAGAAAATTTTGGATCAGGATAGTCGCTCATTGTAAATCGGGGTGAGATGAAAGTAGTTTTTTTAAAGCTGAACTTCTGTTCAGATTATGTTTACGGCAGTAAGCGTAATAACGAGAAAATAATTTATGCTCAAGCTTTGCCTGAACTCGATAGTTCTCGTAATCACTTACGCATTTCGTTTCTGATGAATTGTTCATGCTCAAGAAACTCGATGTGATCGGTGGAGACCACGCTAACGGAAGGAACAAATTTCTTTCTAAATGCTTCTGTTATTTTGGCCTTGTTTGGGTGTTTGCCTAGATCTGTTCTTAATTTTTTAAACTGTTGATCAGTAAGTTTTTCTTTGCCTGATGGAGCTTGACTTTTTGAAACAGATTTAGCATTCCCAGTATTGTCTTTTGTATCTCTGCTAAAAGTATCAGCTTCATCATCAGCTTGGCCTAAACCATAAATAGCTAATAATAAATACCTTCTAACATAAGTAACTCCAGAACCCATTTCGTGATAAGGATTCCGACCTTTATTAAAGAAGATTGGTAATTCGCTAAATTCATACTCACCACTTTCGTGCATTAATTTAATGCCGACATAAGCCATAGTTTCTGAGATTCCTCTCATTAAAAATGTATGACTTAAACCAAATTCAGTGGCAGGTGAAACAGCAAGTTCCGCTTCAGTCAGAGTTACATAAGTACCAAAGTTGCCTTTGCCATCTTTAGCCGCATTGCAATGTTTGGTTTGAAATTTAGCTAAAGCTGTTGCAAGTTTTGGGTTTGAATCAGTAGCCCGTATTGTGGGACTTGAGACTTGTTCCTCGTTCATGAGATAAATGTGTACCCAAAAATTATACTAATAAATAATGACACTGACAACCATTATTGGTATAATTTATTCGTCTTTGATTTTATTCAATGATTCATTCTGACACGCTTGAAGCAGTTGAATCTCTTGCTCAAGCTTTTATTGATCACCCTGAAGATTTAAAAGAATTAAAAATCTACGGCGACATTCCTGCTCATGTTCTAGACATCTTGTCTGACTTCGGATCTAAGAAGTAGATCTGATAATTTGAATGAGCTTCTTCTTGCTTAAATGACTTTTAGTTTTTGCTATCTCCCTTAACATTCTGTTGGTATGAAATCTTAAGTACCGAGGATCTAATTCATTTTGAAACGGTTTTGGTTTCTGATAGATGAATAATCTACCAATCTGATCAAGAATAAATTTAAAAGGATTTTTCTTCATGTCTAGAATTTTAGTTACAGGTGGAGCCGGTTTCATTGGTAGTCATACTTGTCTTCTTTTATTAGAGCAAGGTCATGATCTTGTAGTCGTTGACTCCTTTGTAAACAGTAATCCGAAATCTTTAATGCAAGTTTTATTTCTTGCAGGGATTGAACAAGAAAAACAAAACAGATTGATGGTTCACAATACAGATGTAAGAAACAAAGAATTTTTAAGATTTATTTTTAAAACAGCTATAAGCGAAGGAAGGCCTATTAATGCTGTAATTCATTTTGCTGGGTTGAAGTGTGTAAGTGAATCAATAGAAAATCATCTTGAGTACTGGGATGTAAATGTAGTTGGTTCTAGAACTTTATTCACAACAATGGAGGAATTTAACTGTAAAACAATAGTTTTTAGTAGCAGTTGTGCTGTTTATGGTGTTGCTGAAAATTATCCAACATCTGAAAAAGAAAAAATAAATCCTGCAAATCCTTATGGACATACCAAAGCCACAGTTGAAAAAATACTACGAAATCTAAAAGCAATACATCCTGACTGGAGAATTATGAGCCTTAGATATTTCAATCCTGTTGGAGCTCATCCCAGTGGACTGTTGGGTGAAGATCCTTCTGGCGTTCCTAATAATCTAATGCCATTAATAAATCAAACTGCATCAGGAAGAATCAAGGTATTAAAAGTCTACGGTGGAGACTGGGACACTCCTGACGGTACTCCGATCCGAGATTATATTCATATTATGGATTTATCTCGTGGTCATGTAGCCGCTTTAAATTATCTTTTAGAAAAAGAAAGTGAGTGTCTTGCTTTAAATTTAGGAACAGGAGTTGGGTACTCAGTTTTGCAAGTGATTGAGGCTTATAAAAGTACTTCTGATATTGATATTCCTTATGAGATAGTAGAAAGAAGAAAAGGAGATGTCCCGATAACTTTGGCTGACCCAACTAAAGCAATAGAGACATTAAAATGGAAAGCGACAGGAACTTTAGAAGATATGTGTAGAGATGGATGGGTTTGGCAACATCTGAATCCAGAAGGTTATAACTCAGTTTTGAGGTTCGCTGATAAGAATCCAAGCACCAAATAATTCATTCTCGAAGCAATATCTTTTACTTGCTGTCAATTGAACTATCAATGAATCATCTGCGATTAATGCTCCTCCTGAAGTAACAGATAATCCGTCTATTGTGCTTCGGCATAACTTATCTATATCTCCATTTCTTGTGCTTGTGCAAAAAGAAGGAGCTGATGGTTTTAGTTTGTGCT